TAGCCTTGCAATACATGCGCGTTTGCTGCGGTAGGGTTAAGAAACGCCTCGCGCTCCTCTTTGTTCATATCTGACGGTGGCGCTACTGCTTGTGGCACTTGCGATACTGGCTCGTCCGATTGCTCCTCTTCCGGCTCGTCATCATCCGTATAATCTGTCGGCTCCATTGCGGTATCAACAACCGATATGCCTTCATCCTCGGCTGAAAAGTTCTCTGATAAGCTTTCGCGAATGTTTAACCCCGTTGGCTCGTTGGTTTCTTCTTTATCATCAACCATTTAATCGCTCCCTCAACTGTTGCATTATTTGTTTACTCACTGCCTTCTGTTGTTTTTCCGCCCGGCGCTCTGGGTTGTATCCGCGCTCGTATGCGTCGCCCACCTCAACTACACCTGCCTCGCGGTATCGCTGGCGTAGCTTTGACTTGCTTGTGAATACTTCGTTGGGGTTTAGCGGGTTGCGTGTTGGCTCCATCTCGTCTTGGATAAACAAATCACGCGCATACCGTTCGCGATGCACTTCTTCAATGGGAACAACTTTCTTTTGTGTGTGGCAATACTGATACAGTTTGTATTTACTCATCGTCGCTCAGCAGGATAGAAAGTAGTAGCTGGTCAATAATTCGTTTGTGATACTTCCCTACCCTAGCGTATCCTACTTTGCGCAACTCTTGCAATGCCTGTTTTACCGGGCTGTTTCAAACGGTAACGTTATCAGCCATCTAACTACTCCTCGATGTTATCGACGGATAGTGTTGTATTGCCCATCTCATCTACGCCAATACTACCTACTCCGCGGCTTGGCTTTGGTATGATGTTGTTTATCGTAACTGGCTGTTGATTGCTTCCACCTTCCGCCGCTTTCATCTGCGCTTGTAGTAGCGTTTGCTGACTTGCAAACTGCATCCGCATAACTTCTAATTCCTGCTGCTGCGATAGCCTACGCTCCTCGAGTAGCTTTTCGGTCTCGCTTAACCGTGTTGCCATGCGCTCAAGTTCTATGCGCTGCAGGTCGAGTAGTGACTGCATACGGTTGTGTTCCTTCTTGATCTCTTGGTCGTTTGCTTTCCCGGCTGCATCGGCTTGCACCTTCATCACGTCAACCTGCAACGCGTTGTTTTTGATCTCTAACTCTTGCTGTTTTAAGAATAGTTCCTGCTGACTTAGCGATAGTTTCTCGCGCTCAACCATCGTATCGCTGTCTAATTCGTAGCGTTTAAGATCCGCTTTCATCTGCTCGACTTGCATCTGCATCTGCAGTTGCATCATCGCCGGATCGGTTGGCTGTTGCTGACTTGCGGCTTGTTCACGCTGTTGCGCCATCTGTGTAATAGTGCCAAGCGCGTTCTGGAACAAACCTTCCACTTCCTCACCGCCCTTAAACCGCCTGATCAAGTTGGATAGTATCGCCATTGAAAACGTTGCAAGCGGCGGATATTGCTCAATCATCGCCTTCATCTGGTCGAAAAAACTGCCGACCACTTGTAGCATCTCCAACCCTTCCGCCTTTTCTTGCGCTTGATCTAACGCGATCATGCTGTCGGATGATACTTGGATGCGGTAGCAACGCTCATCGTCATCGCTAATTATCTGATACACCTGCTGTTTTACCTGATCCAGCATCATCGGATCGGGTAGCTGGGGAGCGAGGAAGTTGTCGGCGTCGCCAATCTCAAAGATAGTTCCTGGCTCAAACTGCTCGGCAATAATGGTTGTAAGTAACCCAATACCGTCGCCAATAAACTTCGCGTACTCGTTTTGCCGTACTATTAGCCCCAGCGATGACCACGACGATTCAAGTCTATTAGCCGTTGCCGTCTTGCGTGGATCGCTTGCACCACGCAATAGGTCGCTAACTTTGAGCGTTTCAAACAGTTGTGCAATCGCCTTTTGCCGCGCATCTTGCAATACCTGCAACGTGTTGACATACGGCATTACGTTAAGAAACTCGATGCCACCTGCTAAGCCGCCACGCTGTCGAAGGCTGGTAGCGTTTTGCACTGGTAGCATTTTCAAATCATCGTTTAGCAACCCTTCGACTTCATCGCCGAGCGTTGCATCATATATACCGTTGGCTCTAACGGCTTGAATTGTATAAAAGATCCGTGTTGTTAGTCGTTCAACCTCGAGTATCTGATCCTTGACGTGCATGTAATCGGAGGTCGGAATCACTGACTCCGGATCGGTTGAGCTGTTGATCATAACGCAAGGGAAGAAGCCTTCAAAATCAATCGGCGCTTCACCCTCTTGCAGTATCGTTTTGTCGCCGTTTAGCTGTACCCAATATACTTTCTTGGAGCGCTTGCACCATACCTCCCACAACTCTGCTTTTCCGTCGTAGGCATGAACCTCGCGCTTGCTTGCGCGCTTCATGTCGCCCGGGAACGCGTTATAAGATAGCCGCTCGGCTGTTTCACTGCCAAATGTCTCGGTTGCCTTTTGCCGGGAAAGATACGCACGCCTAGCAACCCAGTCTATCTCCGACTCGTTTCGGGCGTCGCTAGTTAAGAAATCATCGTACTGCACGCACTCGAGAACCGCCTTGTCCTCTTTCTTAACCTCCAGCACCATACGAGCGGATATGACACCGTTTTCGCCCGGTGTAAGTTCTAGCCCCTCTTGCTCGGTGTCAAATGGCTGTTGGTCTGCGTCGATGATGCCGCCGTCGCCGGTTGCAAACAAATCAAACTCGCGCATCTCGGACTCAAACTCCGGCTCGTACCGCGCCCACAACACTGCTCGCCCCGTGAGTAGGTATTGTAACGTCGCGTTCTGTGCTACTCGGTCGAAGTCGAAATACTCATCTAGTGCGTACTGTGCATTGCGCTCCAGTATCACCGCTCCAGCTTCTGTTGCTAATGATCCGGTGCGCTTGCGGAGCCTAACCTGTGCCTTCGGTGTCGATGAGTAGTACGCTGGCATAAGCGTGTTAACGCAATACCACCAAATGTTTAATCGTCGTTTTGTTTCGGTAAGTTCGTGTTTTGCTTTGTATAATTTGATTGATTCCTTCCCGGCATCAAAGAACGGCTGGTGTCGATCAATCGCCGATTGTATCTGCGCGTTCCAGTAGCGTGCGTCAAACTTCTGAATGCCCGGTGTTTCGTTCGTATCATCAATCATATTTTCGGTCGCCTTCGATCTCGCTTAACTTGCTTGATTAGCTGTGCCAACTCTATCCTACCGCCCCGCATCGGCTCCACCTCTTTCTTGTAGGTCGGCTCAAGGATGCGTGCTTTACAGAGGTATCGTACAGCGTCCGCGCCGTGATCATTGCCGGTGCTGTCCAGATCCTCGGGCTTTCTCGGATCGTACTGCAGTGATGGTATGCTGTCGATTAAATACGGACAAGTAGCGAAAAAGTATAGCATGGCAGGTTTTGCCATTAACCGTTGCCGTATCTGTGACCACCCGGAAAGCCTGTCTTTATCTGCCGGTTGGAGCGAAGGATGCTTATACTCGGATAGCACTTTGTTCATCTGCTCGCCAATTGATATGCCGCCCTGGTCATTAAATATAGCCGTATCCGCCGCGGTAAATACTTGCTCCCGCCCGGATAGTTCAGCGATGCGCCGCGCTTGCTCGGTGTTCTCAACTTGCTTACCCCACAACTCCCGATAAATGATAATAGCACCTTTCGGGTAGGGCACTTCGTTCCCAGCGTCATCTTTCCCCGATGATACCGCGCCCCATACCGCGCAAAACGGCGAACGAAAACCCCAGTCGTAGCCAAGATAGCGATGCCAATGCTTCGGTACGGCAAACGGTTTGACAATATGGCGTTGACCAAACTCGGGAAAGTAACTGCCTTCGTGTATCTCAAAGTCGCCTTCTAACCAAGCGCGCACCAACTCCGGCGAACCAACCAAATGCAAACGGTCGATGTACCCCGGATCTTTCTCGAGGAGCCTTTTGTTGTCTTGGATGCGGCTGGGGATGTAAACGTACGGCACTTGCGTTCCGGTAGGTAGTTTCATCTTCAGCACTTCCATCCCTTTGGGCGCCTGCTTAATAAACATCTCTTTTAGCCAATGATGACCGGAGCCGCCCGGGTTGAACGTAAGTGTTAGGTTGGGCGTCTTGCTACCGCGTAAACACCCAAAGATCTTCATAATAGGCGATGGATCGGGATAGTTGCCCGCTTCCTCAACCGCCGCATCCGTCAAGTTCTGCCCCTGATACTTTTGCGCATCGTCATCGTTAAACAACGGTCGAAACCGTATGCGGGCGCCGCTGGGGAACGTAAACTGGTTCTTCATGCCGTTATAACCAGCGCCTAGCGGCATATATATCTCTTTTGCGCGCTCGATGAGGTCATCCGCTTGCGGCAACTCTTTTCGGAAGAACACCATATTGCGCTTCCCGTCTTCACAAGCGCGGATACCAAACCGCCCCAGTACCGCATCGGTCTTACCACCGCCTCGAGCGCCGCCAAACCCGATAAACGGTAGCGGACACTCAACATATGCTTGTTGAGCGCCGGGTTGTGGCGCCCAAACGACTTGTTGCTTCATTTAATGCCAACTACGTTCATCGTACTCATACTGCACATCATCATCGAGCTTAACAAACAACCCCTTAACCGCCCGGAGCCACCGGCGCACTCGGCTGTTGCGCTTCGTTGACATTGCGACGGCATTGTCCGCGCACGCTTGGTAGTATCCCAGCATGTATAAGTCGCATAGGTCTTGCTTGTGTAGCTGGCTATACCGCTCACTCATCGCGCCGCTTGCGTACAACTGCATCACCGCCTCGGCGGCTAACCGCTTAATCCTTTTGTCCATCGTCTTGCCCTTGCTGTCGTATGTACCGCTCTAATTCAAATAGCGTGTTTTCTATGCGCTCATTAAATCGAATCATGCAATGCTGTATCCGCTCCTCAACGCTCATCACAACCCAATTCTCTCTACTTATCGCAATGTCAAACTGAATCGCCAACACATTGACGTCCGCGTGCATCAACTTTGCAATGCCGATATAGTTTTTGTTGTATGTTAAGTTTTCGTCTTCGCTACTTGTTTTGTTCATCTTCCTCCTCAGTTATATCAATCGTTTTACCTGTCCACTTCTTCGCCCAGTCGCCCTCCTCCAGCGGCTTCGCGCTAATAACGTGCTGAACGTTAACGTCCGTTTCTATGCGCTGGGTTTCAGTCCAACCGGACTGCGTCTTCAGAAAAAAGATAGTTGCCGCAATGTTGCCCCTTTTAATAGCGTCCAAAAGTTTATTGGCTACAAACAGACGCGTTGACGCTCTGCCCTTTTGCAACTCTTCCGAAGCATACTTGTATAACGTGGTTTTGCTAATGCCCCAGATCGCGGCAATATCTTCGACGTTTATCAGCCCAGCCGCGCGCGTAATACGCTCGAGATCCTCTTTACTCAGCTTCTTTTTTGCTGGCATCGCTGATCTCCTGAACCGTTTGGAGCGTGTCGGTCGGTTCTGCCCCGCCCTCTCCCGCCTGGCATGGCGGTTGTGTCGCTACTACACCTGACACGCTTTTGTCTGTTTTACCACGATACATCTTAGCACCCGCTTTTGCAATTTCAGAAAATGGTAGGATAGCTCCGTCATAACGCTGGCGCGCCGCATCACTTAAAAAATACAAATACCGCAACTGAAAACCCGGGATCGGCTCCGCCCCAATGCGTTTTAGAAACTTGCCCGACGTTTCACCTCCCATTTTACCGTATTTCGCTTTTACGCCGCCGTCCTTATTGCTTTTTCGAGGGCTGAAACTTGGTTCAAAAACTATTTTGCAATGTACTGAGCCGTCCGGGAGTCGATACATGCTGGTATTTTTTTTAATTTGGGTAAGAACAAAACCACTTGCGCGATAAATTGTGCCGTCACCACATTGCGAAGCATCGGCGTAAGACACCACCCATTCAATATGGGGGTAATGTTTGCGAATCAATCGCATCGCCACCGCAATGCTCCTGCTTTCGCTGTTACGAGGCAACCACTCGGCAAACGCCATGCGGTTTAATTCCAAAAAACCGTTCCACGCTGTACCCGGCACTAACCGAACCGTTTTCCTTTTGTCCATCGACGTACCAAACTGCATCACGCCGCCGCATTTATCGTTTAGAAAAACGCCCAGATGCAAAAAACTATTTGGCACAAACTTGCCCGAGTAATGCCACCGCGTTACCAGTCGGCGTGCGCTCGAGGCATCAATAGGTTTTACTATCAATTCTTTAACGCTCATCCGTTTCCCTGTTGAAAAAACCACAAACGAACGCCAATGCGTTGCCGTTGCTGTTTTCGTTGATTGACGATTGCGAATGCCCCTTTTTTTTAGCTCTGTCTAGTGCCGCTTCCACTTCCTCAGCTTGCTCATCATGCAACGTAAACGTCATCTGTCGGTAAGGATTGCGTTCGCCATTTTCCAACACAGGCATTTCATCTAACGACGTTACGCCAAGCGCATCACTTGGCAAGATCGCTTCTAGCTCCCAAGTTTCTAGGTCGAAATCAGTTTCCTTCAGCGATTCAATTTCCAGTTGTAAGTAATCGAAATCCCAGTCCGATTCGTTTTGCAACTTGTTGTCGAGTATGCGATACGCTTTTATCTGCGCTTCTGTTAAGTTGCGTACTTCTATCGCTGGCACTTGTTTTAACCCCAACTTTTTCGCCGCTTCCAACCTGCCATGCCCCACGATAACAACATTATCGCTGTCAACTACAACTGGTTGATTAAACCCAAACTCGGTTATGCTTGACGCTATTCGCTCAACTTGCTTGTCGCTGTGTCGCCTACTGTTAAGCGCATACGGTATCAGCGCCTCGGTTGAAACTTGCTTAATTTTCATTGTCATTCACCATCTCCGTAATTAGCCGCCCAAACTCCTCCCATGACATACCGCTAGCAATTTTCAGCACCACAAAATCACGCAATAACAGGCGCTTACTATCGTTTTCTAACATACGATAACCCCGCGGTGTGCGTTGCAATAGCTGTGCCATTTTATATTGCGTAACGCCCAGCCGTTGCCGTATTTTCTTCGCTAATGTAGCCATATCTCTACTATACTCCAGTATCATACCTTTTGGCAAGAAAAGAAGAAAAATCGACACGAACGCTAATGTTTTCTGGTTGATTGCCGAATCTAACTATGATACTTTTGTATCATAGTAAACAAGGCAATTGAGCCAATGCAGGAGGAATACTATGCGAATTAACGTTCTTTTTAACAATCCGATTGAAAACACTAAAAACGCGAGATTGGTGCTAAACTACACACCAGACACTGGCGTTGAGATTGTAGCGTTTTGGCGGGGTTACGATTCTTTGCTCCGTTGCGGCGATGTTGCTGAAGATTTAACGAAGTTGTGCGAATTTATGTTCAACGCAAGAGGCAAGGACGTATGCGGATGCGCGTCAAAATACAACTACGCACTCGAGTACGCCTAACAAGTCGAAACGCCCTTCGGGGCGTCTACCGGTGATGCCGGTACTGACGAGACTAACGAACGGAGGAACAACGAAATGGCAAATAAATACGCAGTAGGATTAACTGACGACGCCAAAAAACGTGTAATCGCGTGGTATGAAGCAAACGCACGTTTTCATTTGGTAAACCCGGACGCACTGATTGCCGAGATACAACGGCATGAGCGTTTTGGCAACGACGGTTTCAGTTACGAAATGGGCACGTTTGAAAGCAAGGACGGCACGCCCAACTTGTACGGTTTTGGCGCAAATGACTATGTATACGAGGAGGAGTAGCAATGACAACACAATCCAACACTGAAAAGTTCTTGACCGCTATCGCGATACTCTACCCCGGCGTAGGGTTCTGGGTAGAAGATGGCAAGCTGGTAACAAACTATCAAGGCGACGATAAACAAGCGCTGTTGGGCGCTATGGCTATAACAATTATGGAGCATTGTAGATCATGACATACCGAGAGTTTGACAATAAATGCGCAGAGTTAGCCGATGCCGCGTGCGATATTGGCGAAAAAACACTTTGGTTGATTATCATCATGTCGCTGGCGTTTGCGGCGATGGTGTATGGCAAGCGAGCGGAAGCACAAACAAACGCGGAGCTGTACCGCGATCTAGTGATGCTTCAACGCGCGTTGCAGTCTGCACCCAGCACCACTGGCGGCGCGTACGGTTTTGGCGAGTCTGTTATAGCCAAAGAAAAGACTAAAGTCGATCCGTGGAGCGGTCGTACATACAACGAGCGCGTCATCCAAGCCGTACCAAATGACGCCTGGGGGCGCCCAATTCGACCGCTGTTGCCGGATGAACCGGATATGAGTTGGGTATACGAAGCATTGCGCAAGTAATGCGTCGGCGGCTGGTTTAGCCGCTGGCGGATTGCTGGTAAAGGATCTACTTACAACGCAAAAATACATGGAGGAAATATGCGTACAATACTGATAGCAACAATAATAACCGCGACTGGATGTTCGACGTTAGGCGACGGCGTGCTGATAGCCGGTACACCGGAAGGTATACAAGCGTGGATGGACGGTCAAAACGCGATAATCGCCAACACTAAAACGAAGGCTTCCGACGGCTCGAGCGCGGCGTACACGTTACGTCACGCACAAGAAAGAGAAGAAACGATCCGGCAGTCCGGCGGGTTTTGGAAAGCGTTATTAACTGGTGACAAGGGAGGCAAGTAATGAAAACGATTAACGATTTATTCCGTGTCTTTGTCATGTTTAGTGCTATAATTGGCGCGCCGCTGGTCATTGTTACAGCAATGATGGGCGTTCAACGCACCATTGCGACGGTTTCATGCGAGATGGTAGGCGAATACTGTCATCAAAGCTGGGGAGCCGCGGCGATTAAGAATGTACAATACTAAAAACTGGAGGAAATATGGAGTTACAAACAATAAACTACGATGACAAAGCCATTGTGAAAACGATGCAGG